AGCCTGAACAGAGTGATCAAACGCCTGAAGATAGAAATGTCCGGATCCACAAAGCAGTACCAGGTATCAGCAAAACAGCACGACAGGGCGACCAGGTACGTCGAAGTGGAACTGTTGGACAACGGCGCGGCCTACGAGATCCCGGCGGGATCAAATGTCACGGCCTACATCAAAAAGCCGGACCTGACACGCGCATATTCTCCGTGTACGTTTGAGGGTTCCGTCGTCACGATGGAGCTGGCATCGCAGACACTGGCGGCAGCGGGGACAGCACTGGCAGAAATCGAAGTGAAGTCCGGGGACATGACCGAAGTCATCACGTCCTGCACGTTCGAAATCGAGATCGAACCGTGCGTCAAGGACGAAGACGCCATCATATCCGGGGATGAAATGTCACTGTTCGACGCAATCATGAAGGCATACGCGGAAGCGGAAACTGCCCGCGTGACCGCAGAGAACGCCAGAAAGACGGCGGAGAACAGGCGCGTCAGCGCAGAGACAGCCCGCGCAAATGCGGAGAACGCCCGCGTGACCACGGAGAACGCCCGCGTGACCGCGGAGAACGCCCGCGTGGAAGCGGAAGCTGCCCGCGTGACCGCAGAGAACGGACGCGTCACAGCAGAGAACACGCGGCAGGAGAACGCGACGATCGTCCTGAACAAGGCGAATGAAGCCGTGGAGATCGCAAGCCAGATCAATGAAGCGTCGTACATCTACGACAGCGACAACGATGTGAAATATGCGTATGCGATCTACGCACAGCGGGGCGTCCCGCACATGTCACTGACAAAGATCACAGCATAAAGGAGGAACAAGAAAATGGCAGACATGGATCTGATTTTCCCTTCGTGGACACAGCACGAACGGATCGCTGCCGCGCTGGAATCGATCGCGCTGAACGGCGGGTCATCTGATGCGGCTGTACTTGACGCGGCGTGCAAAAGCGTCCTGGACGGAACGAACACCACGCGCGTCTTCTGGGAATTCTATCCGCGCGCAGCGGCAGCAGGAGAGACAAGCAAATATAAGATCCTTGAAAGATTCGCGAAGGCAGCGGCGCAGGCGTGGAACAGCAAGACGTACACGCTGCGAAGCTACGATGCAGCAGTATCCGGAAACACGGCGATGACGCCGCTGGACGATCTGGCAGGAAAGAGCGCTGCGCAGCTGTGCACAGCATCCGACGCAGCGGTCGAGGACTGGGCGGACGAAGATCCGATGACATGGTACATCCGGGCGAACGCGCTGTCGCTGGAAGATGGAACCATGAACATCACATACTTCGAAGGCGAAGACGGCTTCGACATCACAGGCGAAGACGCGCCCGTCTGGACGTTCGCGCTGGCACTGTGGATCAAGGAATGGAACGACGGTTCATTCAATTTCATCAGCTTCCGGACGACGAAAGGATCCGGATTCTATCCGGACGCAGGAGATGTCGCACCGGACGGAACGAAGCGGGCGCTGACATGGCATCCTTCATTCCCGGGCGGACTGAACAGCAGCGGCGCGCTGACATCCGGCGCAGGGATCAGGCCGTACAACTTCGCCAGCGCGACCGCAGGCATCACAGCAGCGCGCAAGATGACGATCTACGAAGGACTGTGGAATGACTGCGACACAAGATGGATCCTGCGGATGTGGCAGCTGCGGCACTTCGATCTGGAAAACAGCAACATCGCGGACGGCTGCATCAGCTACGACAGACAGTACCAGGTAGCGAAGGCAGAAGAAAATGTGAAGCGCGTGATCCTGTCGACGACGCAGGCCGCGAACCTGATCGTCGGTTCGACCGTGTCGATCGGCGACATGGGATCGTCCACGAACAAGGACAGAGGACAGGCGCACATGCGGAACATTCTGGATCTGGTCAAGATCAGTTCCATCGAAACCGTCACGATCGACGGCGACGAACTGGCAGCGGTCGGCATAGAGACGGAAAGCGCATTCACCACGACAGCGACGACATACATTTCGACGATGCCGTGGCATTCCGGCGCGACGGAACTTCTTCCGGGAAGGAAGGACGGATGCCCGCACGGTCTGACGAACGGAACGTCCCCGCTTCGCGTGGCTGGCGTGGAAGTCCTGGACGGCGCATATGCGGTCGGCCTGGATCCGCTTTATACCGTCACGGCGAACGCTGTGTCTGATTGGGATTATTCGATCTACGAATGCCGCGACAGTCAGAATCTGGCGGGATCCGTGACATCGAACTACGAAGACACTGGCCTGCTGTACGAAGGAATGAAATCCGGCTGGAACTATGTGAAGTCCTTCATGAAGACAAAGAAGGGCGTCCTGTTCCCGGAAGAGGTCGGCGGATCCGCGACGACATACTTCAAGTCGGCCTTCTACGGTACCGGCTCCGCCGGGGTTCGCTGCCCGTGGCGGTTCGCGAGCTTGAGCTACGGGGCGGCTGCCGGGCTGGCGTGCGAGGCTGGCAACCACCCGCCCGGTAGCGCGGGCTGGGACAGCCGTCCGCGGCTTTGTGGAGCGGGTAAAAAGCGGGGTGAATGGACGTCGTAAGACGTCCAGAGGGGGAAGTCCCCTGATGTAACTATAGACAATCAGGGTATGCAGGCGCGGGATCGGCCTTCAACGGTACCGGCTCCGCCGGGGTTCGCTGCCCGTGGCGGTTCGCGAACTTGAACAACGGGGCGAATGCCGGGCTGGCGTGCGAGAATGGCAACAACACGCCCGGTAACGCGAACTGGAACAGCCGTCCGCGACTTATTTTCATGAAGGCAGGCGAAAGTCTGCTGATGTGCGCCTGCATATCCGTGCGCAAGCAAAAATCAGTAAAACCGGAATCTTCGAAAGGGGAACACGCAGCTGTGGGCTGCGCGTGCGGCAAGTAGTAACAAGGCCGGATCTGCTTTAAGGTCAGACCGCAACCGAACGCCGCTTCACAAAATAAAGAATTATGCACACGAAGAGATACAGGAAGCTGTCCCTGAAGCTATGCGAAGAAGCAGTCGAAGAATGTTTCAAAAGCAAATGGAAGCGCCGCGACATTCTGGTATTCATCGAGAAGTACGCCGGAATCGGAAGGACGGAAATCCTGATCGACGATCTGTCCGGATCCAGACGTGTGAAGGAAGAAGCGATCCATTCGATCGGGCTGATGCTGTACGGCGTCGTGGAAGATCTGGTCGAATACGGGATCGAACCGGACGACATGGAGCCGCCGACGATCCGCCAGCGTCCGGACGGCATGACAGGAAAGACGCGGGACATCGCACTGCTGTCCATCCTGCATCAGCTGATCGGACACGTCGAAAAGCTGATGATCGAACCGCTGATCAACGCGCGGCTTCTGCCGACGCAGCACGCCAGCATTCCGGGACGCGGTCAGACGCTGCTGAAGGATCAGGCGCACAGATACCTTCTGAAGGAGACGGTCGGCGTCAGGTACATCCAGAAGACGGACGTCGTCCACGCATACGCGACGCTGAAGTATCAGGTCTGCGTGGACATCCTGAAGAAGGAAATCCCGAAGGCGAAGGCCGCGATCGTCCTGCTGGAATATCTGGGACGGATCGCGCCGGACGGGCATCTGATCATCGGCGGGTACATAGATGCCTGGCTGTTCAATTTCGCGATGTCCTACGCGATCCGCGACCTGTACGCACAGGGAACCACGCGGCGCGGGAAGAAGATCCCGTACGTGATCCGCGCCGTCACCTTCATGGATGACTTCGCGCTGATGTCCAGATCCATAAAAGGGCTGAAACGGGCGACGAAGCATCTGGATAAATACTTCCGGGAGAAAATGGGGATTGAACTGAAGACGACATCCGGAATCAGCAAGATCCTGACAATCGAAGAAGAAAAGCGACGGCGAAGCCTTCCGGGAAAAGCGCAGCGCGGCGTTCCGATGCTGGACATGGCGGGATACAGGATCAGCAGGACGCACATCACGATCCGCAGGCGCGTCTTCCGGAGGGCACGAAGGCAGCTGATCAGAGGATACAGAGATCTGAAGAAAACGGGAACACTGCGGCGGGATCGTGCACAGAAAATTAT